CAATCCGCATGCTTACTACCTAAATCCGCTATGATAGGATATGGTAGGGCGTCAGAGACTGAACGGATATGGGTCAGCAATGAAGGTCTAATCAACCTGAGCTGGTCTAAGATACAGTCCTCCCCATCTGGAAACTTATGGGAACCAGAGTGCTTATTCAAATTAAGTGCAATGTGTTACAATTTTTATTTTTATTTGTGTTATATTAATTACAAAAAAAATGAAATAAATATTCATAATATAAATATTACATTATGAATAATACAATGATTTTTGATTATAAAAGCAAAAGGCTATTTGAAGAGATGTAGATAGTATATATGTATTAAAATCAAAGAAAATTGTTAGAAAAATCAAAAATAGTTTTTTAAATTATAATTCTAAACCAGTTTTTGTTATTAATAAAGACTATAAGTTTTTGCTCACTAAGATTAGTGAGCAAAAACATTAACTTTGCTTTCCCAACCTACACAGCAATAAAACACTAACTTTGCTCCTGAAGCTTCGGGAGCAAAAACACTAAGGTTGCTCCTCCAAAATGCGAAGCAAACAACAACTATGCAGTGTGGTAACAATAAAGAAATAATTATGTTAAATATGTTGCATGTAAAGTGTATATGATTAATTTTAACCAAGGTAAATATAATTCAGTTAAGTGTATATGATTAACTATATTAAACAACTTAAAGACAATGCATACTTATATATTATAAATAGATGGACGTTTTGAAGGCATTTTCTCTCTTAGATACAGAGTATCAAATCAATATTCAAGGCACATTAGAAGACCCGTTATTTCAGGCAAATCAAATTGGAAAATTATTAGGAATTAGTAATATACGTGATAGTATTAAGGATTTTTCAGAGAATGAAAAGGGTGTAGGTTTAACCGACACCCTTGGTGGAAAACAAGAAACGATTTTTCTTACAGAATATGGTCTTTATAGATTATTGGGTCGTTCAAGAAAACCAATAGCTCATAAATTTCAAGAATGGATGGTTTCTGTTTTAAAAGAAATACGAATAAATGGAATTTATAAATTACAACAAGATAAGGAAGTAGATAAACAATTATATCAAAATAAATGTGATGTATCTACACATAAAACATTATTAAAGGCATATGACAAAAAAAATGTAGTATATATTTGCAAGTTTAATAAAGTAAATGATAAATTTGTTATTAAAATAGGTTCCACACAGGATATTAAAGAACGAATAATAAATATTTCAAATTCATTTAATTGTCAAGAACCTTTATTATTGGATATTTTTGAGAATAATAATTATAAAAAGTTTGAAAAAAAAATACACCATAATCCTAATATTTCACAGTATTATGAAAAAATAATTAAAAAAGATGGAACTGTTTCTAGAGAAACATATTTAATAAATGAAGAGACATATCATACATTTATTGCTTTAATCAATCAAATAAAATGTGAATTTATGCCACAAGATATAAAAGAAATTGAAGAACTCAAAATAATACAACATGATAAACAAATAAAATTATCAGAATTAAAATTACAGCAGTTACAAGTTGAACTTGAGATGAAGAAAGTAGAATTGGAATTACAAAAATATAATTCTGATAATTTTGATGTTCTTAAAGAAGAACAAATAGAGACAAATGAAAGTGATGGTTCTGACACAGATGACGAAATACATGATGAATTATTTGTTAAAGAAGAGCCAAATTATGTCAAGCATCGTATTAATAGTATAAAAATACCCAAAATATATCAATATAATCCTGACGACCTTAAAACTCCAATTAATATTTACGATAGTCCATCAGAAGTAGAACGAAAATTAAATTATATTTCTTTACCGGCGTTAAAACGTGCATCTCAAAATAACACAATTTATAAAAATTATCGTTGGATTTATGTGAAACGCAATGAAACTCCTCCAGAACAAATTAGTGACACGATTATAACAAAATTTAAATCTCCCGAAATAAAGTTTATTGCCATGATTGATGTTAAAAAAACAAAAATATTAGCTGTTTATGCGTCACAAAAAGAAGCAGTAGAAGCAAGAAATATGAAATGTAATAGTTTTACAAGAGCAATACAACAACAACATATTTCAAGCGGACATTATTGGAACTTTTTTGATGATTGTTCTCATGAAATGAAAACTGAATATTTAAAAAATAATGTATTACCGGAAAAAATGCAGAATCCAATTGGTATTAAAATCCAAAAAATAGATCCTATTACAAAAAATGTGATTGCTGTATATAATACAAAAAGAGATATTGTTAAAAAATATCAAATTTCTCATGCCAAACTAAACCTATTAATAAGTAATACAGCTGATGAAGTATATAATGGATTTATTTGGAAGTTGATTTAAGTATATATTTTTCCACAAACAATAATATTAATTATAATCATTTAAACACAAAAATTCAAATACTTATAATATAATGATGAGTCCAGTTGTTTTAGTATTTGGGTCAAATGGGTGGATTGGCTCCAAGGTTGTAAGACTATTAGAATCCCAATCGGTAACCGTTATTAAGTCCGATTGCAGAGCAGATGATGCAGTTGTTGTAGAAAATGAAATAAATAGCATTAAAAATATTACACACGTCATGAGTTTTATTGGAAGAACCCATGGAACATTTGAAGGAAATGTGATTCCAACAATTGATTATTTAGAGAAACCTGGAAAATTAGTGGAAAATATGAGAGATAATTTATTCAGTCCAGTTATTTTAGCTGAAATTTGCAAGAAACGCAATATTCATTTTACATATTTAGGAACAGGATGTATTTTTGATTACGATGAAAACCATTTGATTGGCGACGAAACAACCGGTTTTAGTGAAAGTGATTTACCTAATTTCTTCGGTTCATCCTATTCTATTGTAAAGGGATATACAGACAGATTAATGCATCAATTATTTAATGATTCTGCATTGAATGTTAGAATCCGAATGCCAATTACAGATGAAGTGATTTCACGAAATTTCATCACAAAAATAACAAATTATGCAAAAGTATGTTCTATTCCAAATTCCATGACTGTATTGAATGAGTTGCTGCCGGTTATGATAAATATGGCATTGCAAAATAAAGTAGGGACAATTAATTTAACAAATCCGGGAACAATAACACATAATGAAATTTTAGAAATGTATAGAGAAATTGTAGACCCAACATTTACATGGGTTAATTTCTCTATTGAGGAGCAAAATCAGATATTAGATTCAAAACGTTCAAATAATTGTCTGAATACAATCCAATTAGAGACAAATAATCAAGTGAATCCAATTAAGGTGGCGGTTAGAAACGTCCTTACGTCAATGTCTAAACCCTAAACAAAAAGAACAAAATATTGTTCGTTACGTTGTAAAGGAATAAAATTAATAAATATAAATAATATATTTATTAATAAATGAGGTTATTAGTAACAGGTGGATGCGGATTTATCGGCTCCAATTTTATAAACTATTATTTTAAGGCGAATCCAGATGCAACAATTGTAAACGTAGATGCTATGTATTACTGTGCTTCCGAAACAAATGTTTCAGAAGAGGTTAGGTTGTCTAATAGATATCATTTTACAAAGGGAAATATATGTTCATTTGATTTACTTGCAAATATTTTGGAGTATTATAAGATAGATTCAGTAATTCATTTTGCTGCACAATCGCATGTTCAAAATTCATTTGATGACGCACTTCAATATACAATGGATAACACAGTAGGAACCCATACTTTATTAGAAGCATGCCGTAAATATGGAAAATTAACAAAATTTATACATATTTCAACAGATGAAGTATATGGTGAATCCATGTTATTAGAAAATGAGGAAAAGAAAAATGAAAACTCGGTTCTTTGTCCTACAAATCCTTATGCGGCGACAAAGGCGGCAGCAGAATTAATATCTAAATCATATTATCATTCATTTAAAATGCCCATTATTATTACAAGAGGTAACAATGTGTATGGCCGCAATCAATATCCAGAAAAAATAATTCCTAAATTTATTGATTTGTTATTAAATAATCAAAAGGTAACAATACAAGGCGATGGTTCAAATGTTCGTGCATTTTTACATGTAAATGATGTTTGCAGTGCATTAAAACTAATATTAGAGAAGGGTGAAATAGGTGAGATATATAATATTGGCAGTGACGACCATCATGAATATACTGTATCGCAAATAGCAGAAATGCTTATTAATAAAATACATATGAAAACGGATACAGCGACAGAGACATCAACAATTAGATATAACCAATTGGATATAAATGACTGGATTAGTTATATAGATGATAGACCATTTAATGATAAACGATATTATATAAGTAATACAAAATTAAAAGACTTGGGATGGGAAATTAATCATGATTTTAATATAGGATTAGATGATGTGATACAAGATATGCGTGAAAAAATAAATAATTAATAATAAACAATTTAATAAACAATTTAATAAACAATTTAATAAACAAATTAATAAACAAATTAAGCAGTTGTAACATCTGTTGTATCAGTTTCATCGTCAGACGATGTAGTGTCTACATCGCTACCAGTATCGTCAACAGTAGAATCAACGTCATCAGTAATAGCTTCAGGTACTTCAACATATTCGCTGCCATTCCAAGCAACATTTTTGCAGTTAAATAGTATATTCATATTAATTACTTCTGGTTTGTTAATAGATTCTATTTGTTGGAACAACAATTTAATATGTGCATCATCCCTAAACCGGGCACTATATTCTTGTTGTATATTGTTGCGACCAATGCGACCAAGTGCTTGAATAATTTTCTCTTGTGTTAATGATAAATCTTTGCTTAGATAACCGTGACAAAACTGGTAATTTGTGCCGTAGACATAGTCGCTGTCGGCAATAATCAAATATAACTTTTGTGTATCAGCGAGTCGTTTCATAATTTCAGTATACGCACTGCTTTTGTGCTCAGTAAATACACCAATTCCTAATAATAACAATATTTTCCAACTATCGTCAACATCAGTTAACATCATAATAGACAATATATCGTCTTCATCAACGTTGCTGGTAAATGAATTTGGTGAATGAATGCTGCCAGCCCATTTGTGTTTATGGGATAATTTATTAGGAATAAATAAATCATTTAATGTGGCACTTTTAATCATTTGTCTCAATACAGTCAATTGGTCATTAATTTTGACAACATCTTTATCATTGGTTTTGTCCATTTTATCTCCAGCAATCTTATCTTTTTTCTTACTTTCCTTTTTATCCTTGAAACCATTGACGCCAGTAGCAGTGCTTTTGCTCACCATTTTTTCTTGTATATCTTCTAAATCAGATTCCAATATAGATATTTTTGAATTAACAACATTATTATAATCAATTTTATCCTGAATTTCCTTCATAACTGATGCAGGGATATTAGCTTGTTGAATACAAAACTTGGCGACTTTGGTAACATCTGTTGCTAAGAATATAGTGGGTCCATCGGTTAATGTGTATGCATCTTTAGTAGTAACATAAATAGCACTACTTCCAGCATTAACAGTAGCAGTTGCAGCAGTTGAGCTAACAGGAACATGACTAACTGTTCTGGTTAGTTCGCCTCCAGGTTTCGGAGGTGTAACACCGGGACCAATACTGGATGAATGTGTAATTTTTTGTCCCTTCACATCAATTGTATTATTGCTTTGAATTTTTTGGCGACGATTGCTGTTAAAGTACATATAAATAGATGGCCAATCATTTTGTTTCACATTTTTCAAAGTCTTTAAATAATATAATTTGATACTTTGCATGTCAATGTCGTGAATGCTGGCAAAGTTTCTATTAAATTTAGCGGCGGAATTAATATAATTATGTTCTTCAACAAATAATACAAATCTGGAGGCTTCATTCAAATCAAAATACCGCAATAATGTCAAATTGGCTTCACAGTGGTCTACAATAGCAATCAATTCCTCATAATTTTCGCTAATGTAATGAGGCATAACTATGAAACCGTTATTATTTAAAATGGGAATTGTTTTACGGCAGTCGTGGCTGACAATGTTGTATACTTGTGGCTGTCTAACTACTGTATTAACCGTGTCATTTTCACCTAACATTACATATTTATAATTGGCAAATTTGGAATTAAAATCTGTAATGGTTTGTGTCAGTTCATGGAGTTTTGGCAGCGTAGCAGACGATAAAACGACATTCGGAATAATGTTATTTTTCCAGTTTCTTTTAATTATTTTATGGAGGTCGTGACTTAAATAATCCATCGTTATAGTTGGTTCATCCCAATACGTGATAATATTTTCAGGTTTATTAAAGGCACACATGTAATACATTGCAGGTAAATAAGACCGAATATCGCAAATAATGATTTCAACCTTGTCGCCGATTGAATTGTCTACTTTTTTAATGCGACCGCTGCGTTTATCCCGAGTAAATTCTTTAGCTGCGAAATAATGGAGACGAATATCAGCTGAACTATTGCATCCAAATGCAAACGCCACTTTTTTGCCTATGGAAATAGCGGAACGGGCTAATGCAATGCCGACATGTCGTGCAGCACAAACAAATATAACCTTATAGCTTTCGGATAAACCGAGTGGAGTCAGGGTTTTCCCGGTGCCGGTAGGGGCAATGTATAAAATCAATTTAGGATTCACATTTTTCACAGCGGTGAATATGGTTTTTTGATGTTCATATAAATGTAAATCGCCGTATTTTAGTAGATTATTATTTTTCTCAATAAATTCATATGAATTGCGAATAATTTCTTGTAGACCAACTTCAGTTTCAAGGTTATCTAAAACCGATGAAATAATTTTTTTCAAAAAGGCGTTAACATTATCAATGTTATTAGACATTAATTTGCTCAGGGTATAATAATGCATTAACCAAATGACATTATTTATGGATTTGAAATGGAGTAATTTGTCCAATTGTTTGAATAAAACGAATTCGTAAATTTCGGCAGTTTCTTCATTAATTAGTTCGGAGCGTCCGAGACGAATTTGTTCAGTGCTCTTTAGTTTAACGATGGAGCATAATTTTATATAGCAAATTTTCTTTTCACTATCCTTAAGGTCGGTATCAGAATCACTTTTGCGTAATTTAACACCACTATCGTTTGAAAACCGTATAAAGCCAAGATTATATTTGGCAACAAGGAGTTTAATTTTATCGTCAAAGTGTTTGATATATAGAAACTCTTCAAGCTGGGAACTATATTCTATCTTTAGAAACGTAAAGAGAGAATTGGTGTCATTGTGTTTAATATTAACATTGGAGAATCCATTTGTTATTAAACGTAATATTTTTTGTTCGGCATCAGAAACAGGAATTTCAATAGATTCCCATTCAGACTTGGATAATTTGAGTTGATTAAGATTCATTATTAGTGTTTGACTGTGATGTAGGTTGTATATAATATGTAACAATATCTTTAAATAGTTTTAAATTCAATTTTATTTAAAAATTCATTTACATTGTTATATGATAATAATAATAATAGTAATAGCAACAATAACAATAATAAGTATAATTATTAAATTTAGTAATCCTTGTTCGGCAAACGAACGAGTATTTTCAATACTTTCACTTTCACATTCAGACTTAGATAATTTGGGTTGATTAGGATTCATTATTAGTATTTGACTGTGATGTAGTTTGTATATAATATGTAATATTAGCTTTAAATAGTTTTAAATAGTTTTAAATAGTTTTAAATAGTTTTAAATAGTTTTAAATAGTTTTAAATAGTTTTAAATAGTTTTAAATAGTTTTAAATAGTTTTAAATAGTTTTAAATAGTTTTAAAT